CGCAGTACGGCAGCCCGGCGGAGTGGGGCCGCGTCACGCCGGAAGTCTTCTGAACGACGCGCGCCCCGGAGCCGGCCAGGGCCCCGAGGCGCGTCTACCCCTCTCCCCATCCCATCACGGACATGAAGAAGCGCACGCGAAGCCTACCCCGGCGCCGGCGGACCAGCAAGCCGCCGCGCCTCTCCTACGCGGCCCAGCTGCAGCACGAGTACCGCGCCGCGATCCTCGCCACCCTCGCCGACGCATGCGCCGCCGTCCAGGACCCGCCGCAGGAGCGCGCCGCGTGACCGCGCCCCTGACCACCGATGCGCCCACGGCGCTCCGCTCGATCGTGCGCTTCTGGCGCGCGTCCGGCTACACCGGATCGGCCCTACTGGGCTACGCGCGCCAGGTCGCGCTCGCGTCGCGCATCCGCGCCACGCCGCAGACGCTCGAGGCGCTCGTCACCGAGTACTCGGCCGCCGCCGTCTGCAGCGCCTGCAACGGCCGCGGTGTCGTCATCCCGACGCCCAAGTCCCCGACGCTGCCGTACGGCCCGGACGACGGGTGCGACGTCTGCGAGGGCGAGGGCTGGGTCTGGCCGTCGCCGGAGGCCGCTGCCCCGTGAGCCGACTCCACCAGGCGGCGCGCGGCTATGCGGCGCGCGGGCACGCGATCTTCCCGCTCGAGCCGGGGCGGAAGACGCCGCTCCCGGGCTCGCGGGGGCACCTCGAGGCGACGTCACACATGCCCCAGATCGAGCGCTGGTGGGGCCACATGCCCGAGGCCAACATCGGGCTCGTGCCGGCCTCCGCCGGCTGGCTCGCGTTCGACATCGATAGCCCCGAGGCCGCCGCCATGCGCACGCGCTGGGGGCTCGAGGCGCCGGCGCTCCAAGTCGCGACGGCCGCCGGGACGCATGACTACTGGCGCGCCCCCATCGATCTGCCGATCCCCGCGACCTGGGAGGGCGTCATCATCCGGCACGCGAAGGGCTACGTCCTGCTGCCGCCGTCGCTCCACCCCTCCGGGATTCGCTACCGCTGGGCCGTGAAGGGCCGCCCCGCGACGCTCCCCCGGCCGATGCTCGAGGCGTGGGCCGAGCGGGCCGATGCGCTCGCGCGTCAGGCGATGCCGGCCAGCGTCGCGCCGCCGGACGAGCTGGTCCGGCGTGCCGAGGGCTTCGCGCGTCGGTTCGCCGAGACGCCGGTCGGGCAGCGCCACGCGATCGCCTACCGCTTCGCCGCGTTCCTCCGGGACTTGGGCGCCGACGAAGGCCAAGCGCTCGCGCTCCTCACCGAGTGGAACCAGCGCCTGCCTGAGCCGCTCAGCACCCGCGAGCTCGAGCGGCAGTGCCGGTACGGGCTCCGCGCGCGCCGGCGGGGGCTCGCGGCATGACGTCACCGGCGCGAGCCTCGCTCGCCGTCGTCCGGCCCGACGATCCGCCCCCGCCGCTCGGGGGGCCGTCGCTCGAGTACGAGCTGGGGCTCACCGACACGCGCAATGCGGAGCGGTTCCTCGCGGCGCACCCGGAGCTGCGCTACGACCAGCCGCGCGCGCAGTGGTGGATCTTCGACGGGACCACGTGGCGCCCGGATGCCACCGGCGCCGTCCTCGAGAAGGCGCAGGGGCTCGCGGCGCACATCTACGCCGAGGCGGCCCAGGCGGAGACGGCATCCGCCCGCAAGGCGCTCGGGAAGTGGGCGCGCGACACCGAGCAGCGCCGCGGCATCGAGGCGTTCGTCCGCCTCGCGCAGGCGCGCGTGCCCGTCACCCCGGCCGACTTCGACCGGGACCCGCTGCGCGTCAACACCCCCAGCGGCGTCGTGGACATCCGCACCGGCGACTGCGGCCCCTCCGATCCGGCGCAGCTGCATAGCCGGTGCACGGGCGTGCCCTTCGACCCGACGGCGACGGCGCCGCGGTGGGACCAGTTCCTGCTCGAGATCTTCGCGGGCGACGCCGAGCTCGTGGCCTACGTGCAGCGCGCCGTCGGCTACGCCCTCACCGGGGACACCCGGGAGCAGGTCTTCTTCCTGCTCCACGGCTCCGGCGCCAACGGGAAGACGACCTTCGTGGAAGCCATCGCCCATGCGATGGGCTCGTACGCCCGCACGACCAGCTTCGATGCCTTCCTGGCGCGCGATCGCGCCCATGCCGGCCCCTCCCCGGAGCTCGCCCAACTCCCCGGCGCCCGCTTCGTGCACGCGAGCGAATCGAGCGCGAGCGCCGCGTTCGCCGAGCACACGCTCAAGCTCGTGACCGGCGGCGACCAGCTCGAGGTCCGCGGGCTCTACCAGAGCCCGTTCACTTTCACGCCGCAATTCAAGCTGTGGCTCCTCACGAATCACCGGCCCCACATCCGCGGCCGCGATCACGCCATCTGGCGTCGCGTGCACCTGATCCCCTTCCTCCGGACCTTCTCCGGCGAGCAGAAGGACCCCGGCCTCGCCGCCCGCTTCACCGGCCCGGAAGCCCCCGGGATCCTCGCCTGGTGCGTCGCCGGCGCGCAGCTCTGGCTTGAGCAGGGGCTCCGCCCGCCCGCCACGGTGCTGCAGGCGATCGAGGAGTACCGGAGCGCGACGGATGAGCTGGGGCCATTCCTCGATGACCAGTGCGAACGCGCGCCCAGCTTCTGGACGCCGACGGCGGACCTCTTCAAGGCGTACCAGCGCTGGGCGGAGCATGAAGGCGACCGGCCGCTCGGGAAGACGGCCTTCGGGCGACTGCTCGCGCAGCATGGGTTCACCGAGGCCCGACGGGGCGGACGGCAAATCCGAGGGTGGGTCGGGCTCCGGCTCCGCTCCACCACGCCAGACCTGCTCACCTCAGACAGACCAGACAGATGATCTGTCTGTTTCGGAAGTATCCCCCTGCGCGCGCGCGTGTAGAGACTTCCTGCACAGACAGATGGGATCTGTCTGTCTGTCGGCAGAATCGACCCAAAAGGCGCTACATGAAAGCCGACGCGCGCGCCTCCGTTGCCCTTCCGCGCCGCCCCCGAATGTCCGGACGCCGGATTATGGGGCTGGTGTCACGACATCGCGCAACCGCTGACACGGCAACGACTTGCCGCGTTCTCACTCTGGCCGATACACGCGAATGATGCACGAAGACCTCCCGACCGTGAGCCAATCGACCCCCGAGCCTGCGCCGCTCATGCTGGTGCCGGCGCCCCCCGAACCCGCACGGGAAGCCGCTTCCCTGCCCGCTGGCGCCCCGAGCGGGGGGCCGAGCGCATCCGAGGCAGGGGCGGAGCCGATCGGCCCGCAGACGGGCGCTGAGGCGGCGCCGCCGGCCAAGCGGGTCTATCCGACGCCGGCCGACGCAGCGCATGCGCACCAGGTGAAGCTCAACCTGCAGCGCCGGCGTCAGGAGCTGCTCAACCAGATTCGGGCGCTCGGCCCGTTCACATCGGCGGCCGACGCCCAGGCGGCGCTCGACCTGGCGGCCCGGGCCGTGGCCTTGGGGGCGATCACGCCGCAGATCGCCAACGCCATGAGCAAGGCGTGCGACACGTGGCTCCGGGGCGACGAAGCCCGGCAGCACGAGCAGCGCCTCGAGGCGGCGCTCCGTCGCGTGCATGAGCTCGAGCAGCAACTGCAGCGGGCCCGGAGCCAAGGGCGCACCACGGGCCGGCCGCTGGGCGGGGCGGCCTGATGGGCGGGCGCTCCCGGTCCACCACGCGGCGGCTGCATGGCCTCGAGCGGAAGCTCGACGGGCTCCGTGCCCCCGAGCTGCCGGGCGCCCCAGCGTTCACGGAGTTCCGAGACGATCCCGTCCGCTTCGCTCAGGAGGTCCTCGGGATGGAGTCCCCGGTGCGACTCTCGACGGGGAGCCCGTACCAGTGGGAAATCCTCGAGGCGGTGCGGGATCACGAGCGGGTCGTGGTCCGGACCGGGCACGGCACGGGGAAGACCACGGCCTTGGCCGCCGCAGCGCTCTGGTGGCTCCTCACGCGCCCCGACTCAAAGGTGGTCTGGTGCGCCCCCAACTGGACCCGACAGGTGATCCGGACGGGCTTCGGGGCGATTGGCTACCGCATCCGTCGGGCTCGGGTCCCCCTTCCGCTGATCCAGACCAAGGGGAGCGTCACGGTGGACGGGTTCGGTGACGAGTGGTCGATCTTCGGGGTACCGGCCACCGAGCCGGACCGCATCGAGGGCGTCCACGCCGACGGGGGCGTGCTCCTGATCATGGACGAGACCAAGGGCATTCGCCAGGACGTGTACGACGCGCTCCAGGGGGCGCTCACCGGGGGCGAAGACTCGCGGCTGGTGATGGCGTCAACGCCCGGTGCCCCGCAGGGGGCGTTCTACCGAGCATGCACGGACGACTCCGGCTTCTGGAAGCAGATCCACGTTTCGGGGAAGGACAGCTCGCGTGTGTCGCCCACGTATATCGCGAGTCAGGCGCACCAGTACGGGGTGGACTCGGCGTTCTACCAAGTGCGCGTGAAAGGCGAGTTCGCGGACGCCGAAGAGGGACAGCTTTTCAGCTTCGCGCTGCTCGAGCGGGCGACGGCGGCCAAGGTGGAGCCGGGGCCCATGGCGCTGGGCGTGGACGTGGCCCGCTCGGTGGCCGGGGACCAGAACGCGGTCTGTGTGGCGCGTGGGGGGCAGGTCGAGAAGTTCGTCCTCTGGCGCTCGCCGGACCTCATGGCGACGGTGGCGAAGGTGGTGGACGTGGCGGCGGTGGCGTTGCCGCAGCGGGTGACGGTGGACGCCGGCGGCGTCGGCGCGGGCGTGGCCGATCGGCTGCGGCAGCTGCGCTTCCCGGTGTCGCAGGTGCAGTTCGGCGGCGGGGCGCGAGACACGACGCGCTTTCGCAACCGCCGGGCGGAGCTCTACTGGTCGCTGCGTGAGCTGCTCGAGCAAGGGCGGGTGTCCCTGCCCGACGACGACGAGCTCGTCGCGGACTTGCTCGCGATCCGGTACCGCTTCACGCAGGACGGGCGGATCGAGCTGGCGCCGAAGGACGAGATCCGGCAGAAGCTGGGGCGCTCGCCGGACCGCGCGGACGCGCTCGCGCTCGCCCTCGAGACACTCGAGGGCGGGGGGCCGGTGACGGGCTGCATCACCGGCACGTTCACCCTTGGCGGCGAACCGCGCCTCCTCGCCACGTGGGAGGAACCGCCGCCGCGGGTGTCGCCGGACACCCGGCGGGTTGTCGTGCGGGAGCTGGCGACGGGCGAGGAGCGCGAAGCGTGGACCGTCGATGCGCGCGAGTTCGCGGAACGGGGCACGCATGTGATTATCGGGCCCGCCGTGCGGCCGGCCGCCGGCGTCGCTCGGGAATGACGGGCGACCTGGACGCGGCGGCGCTCCGCCGGCTCGCGCTCGAGCGCCAAGCGCGCCGAGACGCGGGGCTGCCGTTGTCGGGGCCGCTCGAGCCCGCGGCATGGGCGCGGGTGTACGCGCTGGCGCCGGCGCTGGCCCCGGCGGTGCCGGTGGTGCTGCCGTCGGACGAGCGGCGCGAAGACGACGTGGAGCGGGCGTGTGACGACGCTGTGACGGCCGCGGGCGGTGATGTGGTGCGGCTGTCGCAGCGGCGCGCGTCGCGGATCCACGAGGGGCTCCCGGATCGCCGCTACCGCGTGGGGCCGGTCGCCTTCTGGTGGGAGTGCAAGGCGGCGAAGGGGAAGCTCTCGCGTGCGCAGCTCGACTTCCTGACGGCGGAGTTTGCGTGCGGGCAGGTCGGCGGCGTGGGGACGGACGCGGAGCTCGGGATCTTCCTGCGGGCGCTCGCGGCGGGCCGGCCGCTGGCGGATCTCAGCGCGAGTCTGCTCCGTCGCTGGGCGGCGCGGGGGCTTCGGGCGGAGAAGGCGGCGTGAGGCTACGTAAAGAAGCGGCCGAACGCCAGAAGCACCAATCCCCCGTAGAGGAAGTAGTCACGGGCCTTGTAGTAGCGCTCCGCAATCCGCCCTTGCCGAGACGCCTCCACTTGGTGGAGGGCGCCAAGGTGTCTTCGCTCCGCTGCCTTTTGCCGACGGGTCTCGACCGTCACCAGATCACCGGTGGCCGCGTCGATGGCAACTGGATCGGCAAGCGTCCGATTCAAGACTCTGGCGTTCTCGTACTCGTGGAGGTAGCGCGCATTCTGCTTGACTGCAGAGATCACGTAGACAAGGCGTTGGATCCCGCAGTAGGCGGCCGCAGCGAAAGCCACCATCGCAAGCGATTCGATAAGCCAAGCTTCGGTAACGACATCCGGCTTGCGCATGTCGCGGCCGAGATAGGCGGCCAGCGCGAGAGCGACGCCGACGATGAAGTGATCAAGTTTTTGGTCTGCTTCAGTCGCGGTCAGGTGAAGCGTAACGCTGCGCTCATCGGAGTCACCCATCGCCTACCCCCGCCGCTTGCCCGGCCGGTAGTCGAAGAGCTCCGCGGGCCCGACTTCGAGCGCCTCGGCCACAAGCGCGAGCTGGTCGAGACGCACCCGCACGCGATCCGGCTTGAGCAGCTCGTACGCCGTGCTCATGGGGATGCGGTCCCCCGTCGCCTGGCGCAGCTGATACGCCGTCATGCCGCGCTCCTCGAGGAGTTCAGCGACACGCAGTCGGAGAGTGGGGGCCGCGGGCACCCGGGCAGGATACGCCCTCTTGCGGATATCCGGTAGATTCCAGATACTTGGAATACCGCACCCGGCGCGATGTCCGATCCTCGGACCCGCGTGAATCGGAGCGAACCCAACGGCCGCAAGGCCAGGAGCGCGACATGAAGACCACGAGCAAGGCCGCCCAGATCACCCCGAAGGAGAACCGCACGGCCGCACGGGCCGCCACGGTCACGCACCCCGACGCCGGGCTCGACCCGGACAAGGACTCGCTTGTCATGCTCGACGAGATGCACGAGATCACGATCTTGGCCGGCGGGGAGCCGGGCTGGCACGCCCAACTCCGCATCTGGGCCCCGTTCAACCAGACGACGGAGGACGCCGATACGGTGTCCCTCGAGCTGCGGCGCAACTCGCGCGGCGCGCCCGGCGTGGCGGCGCCGCCCCCGGCCGTGGTCCACTGGGATCCGACGATCGCCGAGCTCGAGCGCTTCGCGCAGGGGCTGCAGTATGCGCTCGCGCGCCTTCGCCAGCGCCCGCTTCGCGCCGGCGTCGATGGGGTGAAGGACTACACCTGCCGGAGGGCTTGAGCATGCCGACCACTTTGCAGACGACCGTCGCCCACGCCCCGAGCCTCCGGCCCCGCGAGCAGTACGCCGTGCACCGCTACCAGGTGGATGGCGTCCCCTTCCCGGGCGCCAACGGCCAGCACGCCCCGACGCCGGTCGAAGTCTCGGCCGTCGTGAAGTGGGATACGTCCGGGGATGACTACTGCTCTGTCTCGCTCAACCTCCCGTGTCAGATCCTGCCGGAGGTCACGGAGGAGCCCGCGTGGTGGGACGGCGAGGCCGTGACGGATCGCGTCGTGCACTTCCGCGGCATGACCCGCGCGGGGCTGGCGGCGTGGCGGGATATCCTCTCGCAAGCGCTCAGCGACATGGACGCGACGCGGCCGCAGGGAGGGGTCTGACATGCCGCGCAAGTCTCGCCGCCGCGGCTCGGTCACGCCGCACCGCCGGGGCACCGTCCTCACCGGGAAGTGGGCCGCGCGGCTCTCCGCCGGCGTCGATCCCATGACGGGACAGCGCCGCCAGCTCATGAAGGTCTTCGCCGAGAAGCGGGAGGCCGAGAAGTGGCTCACGGCGCAACTGCGCTTGCAGGACGCTGGCGAGCTGCTCCCGGTGGCGCGCCGGGGCAGCATGCCGACGCTCGGCGAGTGGGCCCATGAGTTCTACGGGGGCATCCGCCGCGGGCGTCACGGCCGCGAGCTGTCGCCCCGCACGATCGAGAGCGACCAGGAGGCGCTCCGCCTCTGGGTCGAGAAGCGCGCGCCGGGGCTCTGGCGCACGCCGCTCGACAAGCTCACCCCGCCGCTCCTGCAGCAGCTCTTCCGCGACATGGAGCGCGACGGCTACGCCCGCGACACGATCGCTCGGGTGTACCGCGTGCTCCGCGCTCGGCTCGCCGACGCCGTCGATCACGGGTACCTCAGCCGCTCACCCTTCGTCATGCCCTCTGGCCGGGCGGCGATCGTGCTCCCGGAAGACGCGCACGTCCCCGAGCGGCGCGAGTGGATCCTCAGCCCCGCCCAGGCGGAAGCGTTCGCCCTCGAGGCAGAGGGCACGAAGGCCGGCGCCCTCTGGCTCACGCTGCTCTTCACCGGCCTCCGGAGCGGCGAAGCGGCGGCGCTCTCGTGGGCCGATGTGGACCTCGAGCGGGGGCGGCTCGTGGTGCGCCGCGCGCTGGTGCGCACGAAGGCCCGCGGGACGGAGCTTCGGGCGCCGAAGACCCGCCGGAGCGAGCGCGAGCTCGAGCTCAAGCCGGCGGCACTGCGGGTGCTGCGGGCGCATCGCATCGCCCAGGCGGAGCACCGGCTGCGGGCCGGGGCCGAGTACCGCGATCGCGGGCTCGTCTTCGCGACGCTCTTCGGCGACCCGATCAACCCGGGGCAGCTCGCCACGGCGCACCTGCCGGGACTGCTCGCGGCCACGGCGGCGCGGCTGGTGGGGCGTCCGCTTCCCGAGCTGCCGCCGGCGTCCCGCTCGCAGCGCTTCAAGGACGCGCTGGCGGCGCGAGAGGAGGCCGGCGCGGCGGCAATCGCGGAAGCGGGGTTGCCGGCCGTCTCGCCGCACAACCTCCGGCACACGTACGCGACGCTCGAGCTCGCCCGGGGCCGGCCGGACACCGTCGTCGGGCAGGAGCTCGGGCACGCGCTCCTCAGCACGACGAAGGACGTGTACGTTGGTCGGCTCCGGGACAACGACTTGGCCGATCTTCCGCGGTGGGAGCGGCTGCTCGGCGTCGCGGAGCCCGCCGCACCGGCGCCGATGGTGCTCGCGGCGCGTTCGTGAGTCGGTTCGTGTATCAGGGGCGATTCTCGACGCCGAGAGCGCCCGCAGAAGTGCTGGAAGTGCAGTAGATTGCGGGACTTACTGCCCCTTCGTTCAATGGCAGGACCTCGGACTTTGGATCGGGCGACACAATGTGTCGCCCGTTTCGCTTCCGTCCGGCTCGTTCGCTGAAGTGACGGCCTGACAAGGGGTTGGCGAGCGACACACCGCAAGTCCGGAGGCGTCACGTTCGCCCCAGATCAGCCGGTAGCGCCTCGTTCGTGAGTCGGCTCGTGTGTCACACGACGCCTCGCTCCTTCGTCCAGAAACGCTTCCGGTTTGAAGACATCCCTCCACTGGTCGTAACCGGGCGCCTCGTCAGACATGCCAGCGAGCAACGAGAATTGCTCTATCAGCTGACCCAGAACCGTGTCTGCTGCCGCTGCCCCGAAGACCAACGCCTTCTCATTCTGTGAAAGCCGGCTGGCAATCGCATCCCGGTGGATGCGCTGCGCTCGACCGACCGCGCTCTCGTAGTCTGCCAGAAACTCGAGCGCCACTTGTAGCGATCGCAGGTACTGCTCAGCGCTGGGGCTGGACTTCAGGGCAACATATCGGCCGTGATTCCACCCGACTCTACCCGGCAGATCTCGCCGTGCCTTTCTGGCCTCGAAGATCTCGTGGGCAATGGCGCGCATCGCGGGATCTCCTCCGTCGCTCTTGTAGCGCACGGCGTCCGCACAGTCGCGCCAAGCACGCACTAGCGAGAAGAAGGTCCCCTCAAAGCGCTGAAGCGACAGTGTAGCCGCTTGCTCCTGCATTGCCCTCTTCTGCCCTTCGAGCTCTTCGCGAGTCGCGGTCAGCTCCTGCCGCTGCAGCTTGAGTTCCTCGCGCTGGAAAAGCAGTGCGGCGAGAAACCCGAAGGCCGACGCGGCACTGAGCAATGCGGCGGGGAAGGCACTGGCGCTGCCGAGGGACGCGAGACCCGACGCGTCGGACGTGAACACCGCGAACAGCCGCCAGAGTGCAAAGAGCCCGGCTCCGAGAAAGAGCAGCGCTCCTGTGACACTGACGAAGAGTCCAAGGCGATGCGCCAGTCTCCCTAGCCACGGCGCACGGGGTTCCCTCGTCGATGCCGTCACGGCGCGCCCAAAGCGCGCAGCGCGTTGAGATAACGCCGACGCAAGACGGCCACTTCGCGTTCCAAGTACTCGACTTCATACCCGTCGCGATCGCGCTGCCCTTCGTCTTTTCGCTTGCCTCCCCGAGCGCTGCGAAGGCGGGCCCGCCAGAGGGAAGTCGGTAGCTCCAACAGCTGCGCAACGAAGACGTTCCCGTTGGCTATGGAGACTGCGAGCGGTGGAAGTGTCGCACTCACGGCGGGAGGCGGCTTCAGCGGCCCCGTTGTCGCGCGACGACGCACCACTTCACGAGTGACTGCGCACGGCGGGCAACCACAGACCCACCGCAGGCCATCGACCGATGACGCTCCGCCACAGCCAGGACACATCCACTCTCCGCCGAATTCGCCCCATTCGCTCAAGGGCGAGGACATTCGGCATGTCTCGCAGCCTACCCAGTCGTGCTTGCACCCGCGGTCACCGCGGGCGACAGACCGCTGATAGCTGACGCAGTCGCTGCTCACGCCGTGCTTGGCCGCAACACTCACAAGGTGCATAACCTCGGCGCGCTTGGTGCGGCGCCTTTCGGCCGCCGCCGTCACCCCGAAGGCGCTCAAGAGTGTGAGCGCCTCGGGCGCTCGCGAGTCTCCTCCGACGCTGGCTATCGCTAGGGTTCGCTGTAGCACCCTGAGGCTAATGCGCACCCGCTTGGCGCAGCGGTAGCGATGCAGCGCCTCGACTGACAGAAACCCGAGCTCGCGGGCAACGGCCGGCAGCTTCATCCCGTCTTTTCGACCGTCCCGTACGCGCCTTTCGAGGAACCGAGCTAGGGCGCGCGCCTGCCCAGTCGAAAGCCGACGGGTCGTCGCCTGCTTCCCGTCTTTCCGACAAGTACGCCTCGGCTCGGCTTCGTTCGCCATACCCGAAAGTGTACAGACTTTCGGCCCGTACCCCAAGAGCGGTTCGTACCGTTGGCGCGTGGATAGCGAACCCGCCCCCAACAGCCCCGACCTCCTCACGACTCGCCAAGTCGCCGCCGCGGCGGGGCTCGATGCCTCGACGGTACGCGGGCTCCTGCTCGCCGGCGAAGGCCCGGCGGGTGTCCGGACGGCGCGCGGCTGGCGGTTCGAAGTGCCCGAGGTTCTCGCATGGCTCGCGCGCCGTCAGGCCGAGAAGCCGGTCCGGCAGCTCGTGCTCCCCGCCGACCACGCCCAGCCCGTCCGGCTCGTCTTTCCCATCGCCGGCCAGCTCACCTCACCCGGCGCGTTGCCGACGGGCGAGCTCCTGCAGCTCCTTGCCGCCCGCGAGCATGCCGCCCGTCGCGGCCGCCTGGCGGAGTTCTTCGACGCCCTTCGCCGCATCCCTGAGGCCGCCGCGTGACCAGCGTCGCCGACGATCGACTCACGGCCGAAGAGGCCGCCGCCTTCCTGGGCGAGCCGACACATGTCGTGCGGCGGCTGTGCCGCGAGAAGCGCATCCCGCACTACCGCATCGGCCGGTACCTCCGGCTCTCCCGCGCGGCGCTCCTCGCCTGGCGCGACGCGCAACTCACCCCGACCCCACCCCTCCCATGAGCCCCGCCCCCGACGCCCCGCGGCAGTCCATGCAGGCTGACGGCAGCATCGTCACGGCCGACCCGAACCGCGTGCGGCTCCGCCACGCCGTGACCGGCGAAGTGATCGAGCGCGACCACCTCAACGCCGCCGAAATCTGCCGTGCCGATTCGGCCTGGCAGCCCATCCCCACGGAGACGAACGATGCCCACTCCTGACCGCAAGGCCGCGACGGCCTCCGCGCTCGTCCAGCAGGCGATCCGCGCTAAGGCCAAGGATCGGGCCGAGCTGGCCGCCCGCCGCGCCGACCTCACGAGCGAAGCGTTCGCGCGGCTCGAGCGCGAGATCGACGCGAAGTACAACCCCGACATCGCCGCCTACGAGCAGCAGCTGCGCGAGGCGCAGGCAGAAGCCGCCGCCGCCGTCGCGGCCGCCGATCCGGCCCTCATACGCGTGCGCGCGGCGCTCGCCGACCCGGTCGGCGCCCAGGCGCGTCGGCAGATCGTCGCCGACCTCGAGCCCGACCAGGTGCTCGTCCTCGCACGCGAAGCCTCGGCGAAGAAGGACGCAGGGACGTTGTACGCCATCGGCGCCGACGTGGCGCGGCGGTCCGGCGCCTTCGTGCGATTCGATGCCGAGCTGCGCTCGCTCATGGAGGCCGCGACGCCGGCCTACACGGAAGCCGTTCGCGTGCTCGAGACCGTTCGCCGTGAGCAGGAAGAGGCGATGCTCGCAGTCTCCGCTGCGTCGTCGCCGGTCGGGCTGGCCGATCCGGGCATGCTCATCGCCACCGGCCTGCGCCGCTCGCCGGCGAGCGGCGGCATCGATCCGACGCCGCCGGTGGCCGCGTGAGCGGCGGCAGCAGCATGCGCGCGCGTATCGCGGGGCAACTCGTGCCCGTGCGACCCCTCACCGTCGCCGGGATCAATGCCGTGATCGGTTACTCCGGTGCTGGCCTAGCGGGTGACGCCGAAGCGATCGAGCGCTTCCTGCTCGCCGCTGCGCGCGACGCGATGCCCGACGTGTCGGATTCGAACATTCTCGACGCCACGCCCGCCGAGCTCGAAGCCGCCGTGCTCCTCGCTGGCCGCCATCCGCTCACGGTCGAGCGGGCCCGTGCTCTCGGCGCGATGCTGCCGGCCCACCCCTACCAAGCATGAGGTCGTGCAATGGCTGATGTCGTCGCCTCCCTTGCGATCAAGCTCGAGGCCTTGGGCGCGGAGCAGGCCAAGCGGCAGGTCGCTGGCTTGGGCACCGAGGCCTCCCGCACCGAGCGGGCGGTCTCGGCGCTCGGCCGCGCGATGTCGCTGGTCGCGTCGGGGTTCGTCGTGCGCGAGTTCACGCGGTGGCTCGACACGACGACCCGGCTCCGGGGCCAACTCTCGCTTGTGGCCGAAGGGACGCAGGAGGTCGCGGCGGCGCAGCGGGCGCTGTTGAGCGTGGCGCAGGAGACCCGCACGAGCCTCGAAGACACGACGACGATGTACGTCCGCGTGTCGCAGGCGGCGGGCGACTTGGGGCTGACGCAGGACGAAGTGCTGCGCATCACGCGGACGGTCAACCAGTCGCTCGCGCTGTCGGGCACCACGGCCACGCAGGCGGCGGGCTCGCTGCTCCAGCTCGGCCAGGCGTTCGGCGGCGGCATCGTCCGAGCGGAAGAGTTCAACTCGATCCTCGAAGGCAACCGCGCGCTCTTGGCGAAGGTGGCCGAGGCCAACGGGACGACGATCGCGCGTCTCCGTCAGCAGGTGAACGACGGCATGCTGTCGTCGCGGGAGTTCGCTGCGATGGTGCTCCGCGCCGAGGACAGCATTTCGGCGTCGTTCTCGCGGATGCCGGTGACGATCGAGCAGGCGATGACGCGGGTCCGCAACACCCTGCTCTCGACGCTCGGCAATCTCAACCGCGACGGCGCGATCGCCGGGATCTTCGTCCGCACGATCGAGGCGGCGGGCAACGCGATCGAGTGGCTGGCGGGGACAATCCTCAAGCTCGGCGGCTCGGTCGCCGGGATGATCGCGACGGTCGTCCGCGCGATCGCCGAGTCGCCGCTCGCCGAAACGCTGTTCCCGGGCGCGGCAGAGTCGGCGGCCAATTGGGCGAGCCGCGAGAGCGCGCGGGCGATGGCGCTCTACAAGACCGGCGAGGGTATCGTCGCGGGCACGCAGGGCGGGCCCGGGGGCGGGCTTGGCGGTGAGCGTCGCGGGGGCGGCGCTGGCGGTACCGCTGGCACGGCCGCAGCCGGCGCGCGCCGCTCGGCTGGTCCCATGCAGACCTTCGCCGAGACCATCCAGCAGAGCTTCTTGACCGACCGGGTCACGCGCGGGCAGTTCGGCGTGAGTCAGGCCGGCGGCATCCTCGACGGCATCCGCGCCCCGCGCAACACGGCGTCAAGTCTGAGCGCCCTCCTGCCCATGACGGAGGCGCAGGCGCAGTTCGAAGAATTGAGCAAAATGCTGGAGGAAGGGCTTGTCTCGTCGATTGGCAACGCGATCGCCTCCGGGTTTGCGCGGGCCATTCAGTCCGGGTCCATCACCGCCGGGTTTGATGCGCTCGCCAAGGCGTTTCTCGGCGGCATGGGCGGATTGCTCCAGCAGATCGGCACGAAGGGGCTGCTGGCGAGCACACTGCTGGAGAAGCTGTCCAAGTCGCTCGCCCTAGGCGGGTTTGGCGGCGTGGCGGCCTCGCTGGCGCTCATTGCCTTCGGCGGCGCCCTGCAGGGGATCGCCGGGCGCACCAGCAGTCAACGCTCGGTCCCCGTCGGCGCCAGCGCCGGCGCGGTGGGGTCCACCGGCGGCACCATCATCGATCGCGGCGTCATCGGTGGCCCGATCGCGCCCTTCGGCGGCGCCGCGTTCGGCGCGCCGGGCACGCCCGGCGGCGTCTCGGTCGGCAACCTCGTGCTCCTGTCGCCGAATGACCCGACGTGGCAGCGGCAGCTGTCGGAGTCGCTGCGCGGCGTCCGCGCGCGGGAGGGCTGATGGCGGTCCTCACGTTCAACGACGGCGAGCTCGTGGCGCTCCGCAATGCGCCCGGGCTTGTGTCGTCGGCGCTCGGGCGGCTCAACGGCTGGACGCCGCTTCCGGACAGCATCGGCCCCGAAGCGGTGGCGCTCGCGACCGGGCAGGCGTTCCAGCAGATCGAGCAGATCCTGTCGAACGGGCTGGCGTCCGCCCTCGGCAACGCGATCGCCGCTGGCTTCGCCCGGGGTGTCCAGACGCACAACTGGTCCGAAGGATTCAAGGCGCTCGGCGCGACGCTGCTCGGCGGACTCGGCGGGATGCTGCAGCAGATTGGCACCGCCGCGCTCGCGTCGATGGCGTGGCTCGCGAAGATCCGAACGGCGCTCCTGACGTGGAATCCGGTGCTCGGCACCGCCGCCGCGATCGGCATGATCGCCTTGGGCGGGGCGATGCAAGGCCTCGCGGGGCGCACCACGTCGCAGAAGGGCCTCCCCGTCGGCGCCGGCGCCGGCGCGGTCGGATCCACCGCCGGCACGATCATCGACCGCGGCGTCATCGGTGGCCCGATCGCACCCTTCGGCGGCGCGGCCTTCGGCGCGCCGGGCACGCCCGGCGGCGTCTCGGTCGGCAACCTCGTGCTCCTCTCGCCGAATGACCCGACGTGGCAGCGGCAGCCC